CGTTGCCGTGGTTTGTTGCGTCTTGATAACCCATACCAATAAATGTTGTTCCATCAAACAAGTTGTACGTTATATTATCGCCTACGTTTGAATCTTCATTGCCATAAACAGTTATGAAAAAGTACACATCGCTAGTAGAGCTTGTAGATGTGAAGCTGGCTGACATAATCTCAACGCCCTCAGTAGAAGTTGGCGTTGTATTATCATGAGGAACAGCGGCTGAACTTGATATTGCTGTAGTGCTTTCATAATGCTGTACTTTTAAGACCTTACCGCCACCAGCACCACTTATCGCACCAGTAAACGCAAAGTCATCAGCAAGGTCAAGTATGGTATTATCTACAGCATCAGAAGCTATTGAAGCTGTTTTAATTTGTGAAAGTGCCATTAGCTTACTTGCTCCCAACCTGTAGTGTTATCGGCTTGATATGCAGATTCGTTCCACGTATAAACTTCACCATCTGTAGGATAATCTAAAGGTGATTCCCATGTATACGTATCTGTATTTAACGTCCAGCTATTGAAAGGCTGTGGTGGATAAAAATTAGGTTCGTCATACGAATATCCAATGCCAGCTTTATCAGACTCCACCCAAAACCCCGCCTCATTTTCCACAAGCGAATTAATGTAATCTGCATCAGCAACAATTACTTTTGTAACCACGTTATTTATTACTTTTGCATAATTTGCCATGACTTACCCCACATATGTACCAGAACTGGTATATGTCAAAATTGTGTCTGTGCCGTCTGTTGTAACTGTTGGGGAACCTGTTGTTGTTCCTGAATACTTTGCGGTTGGCATACGAAGTATAACTACGCCAGAGCCACCAGCACCGCCAGTGCTTGCGTTATAACCGGTACCGCCGCCGCCGCCGCCTGTGTTAGCTGTTCCGGCTGTTCCAACAACACCTTTTCCACCTGCGCCGCCGCCGCCAGAGCCACCAGTTCCGCCAGAGCCACCTGTACGACTATCGTGACCGCCGCCGCCACCACCTGCGCGAGTTACAGAAGAACCAGTTATTGTTGAAGCAACGCCAGTACCACCATTTCCTCCGCCACTAGCACTTCCTGCGGCACCTACAGCACCAGCACCACCACCGCCGCCACCACCTGTGGTTCCCCCAGCACCGCCAGCACCGCCAGCAAAACCTTGATTAGATGTACCTGCGGAAGCGGCAGGACCGCCATTACCAGAACCGCCACCACCAGAACCACCCGTTGTAGCAGCACCACTTGGGGTAGATGCCCCTCCACCGCCGCCAGCAGATGTAACAGTAGTAATATTAGAACCAGCTACAGAAGAATCACCGCCAGCCGCACCAGCAACATTGTATCCTGTGCTACCAACACCGCCAGCACCAACAGTTATTGTGTAAGTAATGCTTCTACCTAAAGTTAAGGAACTTTCTGATGACCCGCCACCACCAGATGCTTCACTGTTGTATGACGCACGATAGCCACCAGCACCGCCGCCACCGCCACCGCCACCGGAATGTAAACCGCCACCGCCGCCACCAGCAATAACAAGGAAGTCTGCACTATAACTGGCGTTTATGTTGCCAGACCCCTCGCCAACATTAATCCACACGTTATTATTTGTTGTGGCATTAGTACATACAAACATCTCACCAGTTGTTGTGTTTACATAAACATCACCAAGTGAGGCATTTGTTGTAGCTGTAGGGTCAGAGGTTACTTTGGTTATAGCGTCTGGCACTGCGCCAGACTGCAACATTGCAGCAGTAATAGTATTAGGGCCGGGGACTACGGTTTGCTGTGCCTTACCTTGGAACACCACATAGAAGTCGTCAGTAGCTACAATACTACCTGTCATAGTCAGGCTTGTACCAGCCACAGTGTAGGCTACACCGGGTTCTTGGCGAACATTATTTACAAACACCTCAATATCTTGAGCAGAGCCAGCAGGAAAGTCTAACGTAAAGCTAGTTCCAGTTCCACCAGTTAAGTCTTGATAGCTTATAGTGCTAAAGTTAGTAGCTGGTATATTACCAAGATAAGGCATTATACTCTATCCCTTATGTAATGTCAAGATGGCTAAGAACAACATCTGCAGATGATGCTGTATCAGATTCCACAGTAAGTGTATCACCCGGCTCCATCACTACCTTCTGGTCCCCACCAACCACAACTAAAGAACCACCAACTGGAATCGGTGCTGCTTTTACAAGGTGAACATCGTCAACTGCACCGCTAGTACGTCCAGCACCATTTAGCTTTACGTCTACGGTAATTTGACTTGTCACAATGTTAGCAATACTAAGACCAATGATGGTGGTTTCTGTGTCTGCTGGACAGGTATAGATGGTAGCAGCGGATGTGCCTACTGCGGTATCTGTCTCACATAAAAAAGCGTTTGCCATATTTTACTCCAAATGTACACTAATTATACCATATTTTAAATGGTTTGTCAAGTACTTTTTATTATCCTAATGCAATAGCTAGTGCAACAGCCGCACCGTTTGCAAATGCCTGTGTAGATACTGTGCCTGTTTCGTCAGGCAATGAGATTGTTCTATCTGCTGTTGGGGTTACTTTATTAAATGTGGTTGTGTATGTGGCACTAGCTTCTTTAAAGACAATACCATAACCATTAGGGCTTGAGTTGCCATCGTCTTCAAAAGTAATATCGCCACTAAAAGTAGAGGCACCCGCACTAATGCCGCCGCCAAAAGAACCGCCAGCTATTTGAGCATCGACATATGCCTTAACAGACTGTTGCGTTGCAAGTGCTGTATCGCTGTTAGAGGTTAAGTCGTCTTCGTCAAGAATAGATGTTATAGCTACAGCACCAGACGCAACCTTTAGTTTACTAACATCTACAGAGCCAGTACCATTAGGCGTAATAGTAACATCACCGTCTGTATTAGTGCTGCTAATATCATTACCATCTAGCTTTAAATTATCTACACGTAAATCTGTAACAGCACTATTAGTACCTATAGTTACGCCATCAATAGTACCACTATCAATATCTACTTTACTAATATCAACTTCACCTGTACCATTCGGGGTTAAAGCAATATTACCGTTAGTATCCGTGCTGCTAATTGTATTGCCATCAATAGTAATGTTATCAATGTCAACCTGCGTATCCATGACGATTGTACCGTCACCTTTAATACGCATACGTTCTGTTGCTGCACCTGATGTGTTTGTCTTAAATACCAGTGCAGTGGTATTTGTAGAGGCATCGAATGTGTCTTCAGCTACTGCTTCAATAGCAGCACCATCTAAGAGTGAATCGCCACCAGCAGCTTCATCTGGTGCATTAAAAGTAATCTTACCTAATGTATCTGTAGCTTCGATAGAATTTTCAGATGTCTGCAAGTTAAGTTCAAAACCAGTTGCAGTCTTTGCTTGAATACCTGTATCAGCTTCGTGAGTCAGTGTTACTTCACTGTCTGCACCCATGCTAATAACAGCACCATCAGATGACATAATAATATCGTCATCTACATCAATATCACCTGTGACATCAATGCCTGTGCTTGTTGTACCAAGTTTAATAGCGTTATCATAATAGATGTTTACTGCACCATTAGCAGTGCCGTGTAAATATGTTTCAGTACCAGCAGTAGAAGACAATCGTAGGTTTGTAGCACCGATACGCAAATCACCTAGACCTGCTGCAAATATTCTACTCTGACTAGATGCAGTATCGTGGTATATTTCTAAATCAGGATTAGCACCAACACGGATTCTGTCATCGTCATCTACATCAATATTATTACCACCAGTAGTATTACCGTTAGTAAGTATTTCACTGAGTTCATCTGCCCCACCTATTTGAGAAGCTACGTACGCTTTAATTGACTGCTGTGTTGCCAATGCAGTATCGCTGTCAGAAGTCATAGTGTCTTCATCAAGGATAGCAGTTACAGTAGCACCACTTGCAAGAGTAAGGTCAGTGTTAGCGGTAAGATTTGTAAAGGTACCAGCAGCAGGTGTTGAACCACCTATAGTCGTACCATCAATTGCACCTGCATCAATGTCCACTGTACCCAGATTAGCTGAACCAGACAGATACAAATCCTTAAACCGCAGTAGATTAGTACCAATATCAAGTGTGTTATTCGTCTTTGGTTTAATTTCTGTGGTACTTGCTACAAAGTCTTGGACAGGCCCAAGCACAGTAACTGGGCCACCTTCGCCTGACGTACCATCGTGCGAGTGTCCTGTGCTACTGTTAAACGCTGCTTCAATGGCATCATATTCACCATCAAAGTCTGCGGCGTTAATAATGTTACCATCCGCAATATTGTTAATGGTATCGTTTCTAGTGTAGCCTTGTCCCATAGTTCCTACTTTCTATCGTTTAATCCGTATTCAACCGTTAGCGCATCAATTGAATATGGTGGGTTAGAATCATTTGATTCAAATTGAAATGACACAGTAAATCCTGAACCAACAACTTGTGTCTGAAACAATTTTAGTAGCTTTGTACCAAATCGTGTAATGCCAAACGTACCTGTTCCAAAAAAACCAACAGTACCCTGCGTATTTAATATGCTAATAGGTGCTGGTTGAATTGTACCCTGACTATCAAAGTCTAACTTTAAACTCACATCAAATGCAACACTACCTTGCGGGTCAGTATACAAAAACAATTTGTAAAATGTCTTACGTCTACGTGGGTCGCTAATAGGCAAGTGCGGTGTAGCAAATGTTGTTTGAATATTGATGCCATCAAATGAGTTGCCACTTTCCATCTGATACAAGTAGCCATCATCGTTCGCAAACAGTACTACTTCTACATTCTGATTATAGTCACTATCCGCTACGTAAGCCCGTATGCCTCGTGTCTCTGCCCAAGCCATGCCCTCACCACCTTGAGGAGCAAACTGTGTTGCTAGTATACCTTGAGCGTTCTCTTGCGTAATATTATTGTTATAACCAAGTATTCTATACTGTGACTTCTCACGAATTACGCAACTTGTAAATGACGTGTTTGAAGAAATAAAACCTGTCATTGTACTCTGGATTGTTTTAGATACAACGGCTAATCCAAAGTCGCCTATTCTGTCTGTTCCGCTAAGTAGTCTTAACCCGTCTGGGCCAAGAAACATTACGTCACCACCTATTTCTTGTACAGTGTCTGAATCAATACATCCAATATCAGTTGTAATTGGTTGCAATGAAAAATCTGCAATGGTAGTGCCTGTTAGCTGGTGAATACTGGTTTCTGTAAAGATAATTAATTGTTGTCTAAATACCGTTAGAGCAGTAATCGTACCACCAACATTTATACTTCCAGAACCATTAGCTACTGAAAAGTCTGTATCTGTGTATGGCGCAGTAAATGTTAATGTTGTACCTTTAGCAAAAAATAAATGGTTCTTAACTTCTGCTACAAAGGTTGCTCCTATAACATCTGTAGGTGCATCCAATAATACGGTAAACGTAGAGTCATCATAAAGTGCTGGCTCATTTAGCCCATCAACAATAGCAATCTTTTCCGTGCCATTAAAGTTGTATTTAGCAAATCTAGTTTTATTAGCACTTTCCCTGCTTGTTGATAAGAAAGTAATTACGGCATTATCTGCTGGACTACTTGCAAGTGCTGGGTTAATTGCTAGTGTAGCACCACCTGACGTTACTGTAGCAGTAGCTGTTACTGTATAGATTAAATCAATGCCAGCAATCTTAAATGCGTCACCTGCCTGTGGTGCAGAATCTAAACCATCAATTATTAAACTGCTACCAGTTTGACTACCACCATTTACAAGTGGTGTACCGTAATCAGGCACGTTAATCTTTGTAAAGCCGCTGCCCCCAGTTTTATATATGTCAGCGTTTTTACAAACAATTGCACTGTCTTCCCACGCTGCTAGACCAAGTGCAAGATAATTGGATGTAGTGCTGATAAATGTAGCTGTATCTCCATTCGATGGATTAACAACCATTGTCTCATCTAGTGTCAGC